GGTAAGATGGCTAAAGAAATAGAGAACGCAGAAAAAGTAATACCATTTCCAACAGAGAGAATCACAAATCCTTTCAAACCAAGACCAGGCGATGAGTCTAGTAGACTAGCAAGAGAACTAGAAGAACTCACAAACAAAAATTTAAAAGACAGGGGTTTACCTGGACTTAAATTAGGACAAGCTCCTAAAACTACAAAGACAAAAGAACCTGTAGATCCAAAATTAATTATGCAAGAAACTGAAAAAGAAACATTGGCTAGAATGAGAAAAGAAAATCAAGAAGCTATTAAAAGATTTAAAGAAAAAATGGATAAGAGGAACAGAGATCCAGAAGACATGTCATCTGGTGGACGTATTGGTTTCAAAAAAGGTGGTATCGATTTAGCTAGAAGAGCTTTTGTAAAACTAATGGGTATGACAGGCGCAGGATTAGGCGCACTTAAATTAGGATTACTAGGTGGTAAATCTAAAATTGCAACCAAAACTGCTGAAAGCATAATTAAAAACCCTGCACAAGGAATGCCAGAGTGGTTTCCTAAACTTGTTGAAAAAGTTTTAGATGAAGGAACAGACATAACGAAACAAGCTGGTGAAATAGAAAGACAGATTGTTAAAGAAGTTGATTTAGGGGACGGAGAAAAAATTACAGTTTTTAAAAATTTAGACACAGATGATGTGAGAGTTAATTATGATTCTATTAATAATGTGGCTGAAGAAAATGTTATGCTTGAATATAGAGCGGGTAGAGTTATCGAAGAAGGAAAAGCTAAAGGTAAAAAAACACAACCAGAGTTTGAAGCTGTTGAGGCAGAACCACGTGTGGTAAACATGGATGGTGATATAGAATTTGATGGTGAGAATTTAGTTACAGATCTTGATGAGCTAACATCTGACACAAGTAAACTTAAACAATACGCAACAGGTAAAAACCCTACGATGAAAGAGATTGTGAAAAGTAAACAGAAGAGAGATGCTGCTGATCAATTAAATAAATCTCAAGAAGCACAGATAGATTATATAGATCGAAGAGGTGGCTTTAGAGATCCTGATCCTGAAGATTTTATTGACGACGTAGATGAACTTAGATCTGGTGGACTTGCTGGTCTATTAGGAGAGTAATGAAAAATAAAGAGTATAGCGAGATGATGGCGTATTTGACTCGTTCAGATATTATGCCAGAGGATTTAGAGAGAGTTGGTTTTAAATCTGGAACACCGTTTCAAATTACAGACGAGAAACTAGCAACAATAGATAAATTAATTAAAGAGACTAATTTAGATTTAAAATCTATTGGTAAGCAAATTGGTTTTGGCACAGATAAAAAACCCATGGATAGTAAGTCAAAGGTGTTTCAAGAATATATAAAAAAATATGGTAAACCAGATCAAGAACGTTTGCAAACAAGAGGAGTTAAACTAACTAAAAATTCTCCTTATGTTCAAAAAGTTATTAAATTAAGAGAGGAGCTTGGAAGCACCAACGCTGTTGCTAAAGAATTAGGTAAAGATAATAAATCAATTAGAAATGTTTTAAGTCAGTTTAGACCTGATTTAATTGGCAAACAAAATATTCCTGGCCCTGAAACTGGAGCTAAAGCTCAAAAGAAAAGAAGATTAGAAGGTGAAAAAGCTGGAACAAAATTATTAAGCGATTCAGAAAAAAATTTTAATAAACAACAAGAATTATTAGTTAGAAATTTAAACGATGATTTTAAGAAAAATCCTAATAAAGTTTTAAATAATCCAAGATTAATAAATTTATTAAATTTAAAATTAGAGAACGGTAACATTGTTTCTAAAAACAAAACTAAAAAACAAATACTAGAATCTATAAACAGACAAGGTGGTTTGTTAGATATAGAACATATATCTGATATAGCTACGGGTAAAAAGAATGTTCAGTTTCCTGTAAATAGACAAATAACAACATACAATGTGAACTCTGGTTTTTTAAGATCTGTGGCAAACTATGTTAACAAGCCAAACGCAGATCCAGATAAAATTGCAAACATTGAAAAAACTTTAAAAGAATATGGTCTTCGTGTCAGCACTAATAAAGGAACTATAGGTGCTCCTATGATCAGTGCTTCAGATAACGTGATAAGAAATTTAAAAAATGCAGGTATAGAAACATCGTCTAGACTTCCTAAACTAGGTAAAGTTGCTCCAGTTGTTGGAGCGATTTTAGCTGGAACAGAGGCAGCTCAAGCTGGACCTTTGAGTGCAGAAGAAGCGGTAGCTGCAGAAGGAGCTCCAGCACCATCAAGTCCCTTACCAACTGCATTAGGAGCAGGTGCAGGCGCAGCGACTCTTGGAACAAAAACAGGTAGATCACTTTTAGGAAAAGCTTTTAGAGCTGTGGGAACTCCATTTGCAGGAGCAACTTTGGCTGGCACACAAATAGCTAGTAATATAAACAAAGGTGAAAACATTGCAGATGCAGTTATTGATCCAATCGTTGGTTTAGAATTATCTTTTCCAGGATTATTTAGAGAAAACATATCTAAAATTACTAGCAACCCAAGAGTTCAACAATTATTAACTCTAGGTAGGTTTGGCAGAGCTTTAACTCCAGTTGGTTTAGGAATTACTGCTGCTGGAGCTGGTGTTGATTTAGCTAAATTTACTAAAGATAGAATAAATCAATTAAGATCTATGAGTCCAGAGGATAGACAGAAACTTCAAGAACAAAGCGATGCTTTTGCTTTCAATGAGTTTTCTGCAGCTGGTGGAGGAATAGCTAAATTAGCTGGTAAAAGATCAGGGCCAGCACCAGAATCAGGACCTACGCCACAAGGCTTGGATTTTTTAATGAAACGTGTTAGATAAATGACGGAGTATTAAATGGCAGATATAGACAAAGGACTCCCAAGTAATGTTCGTACCGAAATAAAAGTTCCTGGCGCGGAAGAGGTCGAAGTTAAAGAGGAGATCAAAGAAAAATTACCAGTAGAGGTTACACCTGAAGAGGATGGAGGTGCGACTATCAACTTTGAACCAGGAGCCGTGAACATACCTGGCACAGAATCACATTACGATAATCTTGCAGACATTTTACCTGACGATATTTTAAATCCGTTAGGTAGTGAAATGAAAGCAAACTATATGGACTATAAGATGTCCAGAAAAGATTGGGAAAAATCTTACACAGACGGGCTTGACTTACTCGGATTTAAATACGAAAACAGAACAGAACCTTTTCAAGGTGCATCGGGTGCCACGCATCCTGTTCTTGCAGAAGCTGTAACACAGTTTCAAGCTACAGCTTACAAGGAATTATTACCAAGCGATGGCCCAGTTAGAACACAGATTTTAGGAATTAGAACTCCACAGAAAGAACAACAAGCACAACGTGTAAAAGATTTTATGAACTATCAAATCATGGATCAGATGAAAGAATACGAACCAGAGTTTGATTCTATGTTATTTCATTTACCATTAGCAGGATCTACATTTAAAAAAGTTTATTACGATAAATTAGTAAACAGAGCCGTATCTAAATTTGTACCAGCTGATGATTTAATTGTACCATACACAGCTAACAGTTTAGATGAAGCAGAATCTATTATTCACGTTTTAAAAATTTCAGAAAACGATTTACGTAAACAACAAGTTGCAGGTTTCTACAAAGACGTAGAATTAAATCCACCTGGTGTAACTATTAATGATGAAGTTTCAAAAAAAGAAAAAGAATTAGAAGGCACAACTAAATCTGGAAAACAACAACCTATGTACACTCTTCTTGAGTGTCACGTTGATTTAGATTTAGAAGGCTTTGAAGATATTGGTCCAGATGGTCAGCCGTCTGGTATCAAGCTACCTTACATCGTAACAGTCGAAGAAGGTAGTCAATCGGTTCTTTCAATAAGAAGGAACTATGCGCCCAATGATCCAAATAAAAAAAGGATCCAATACTTTGTCCACTTCAAATTTCTGCCTGGACTAGGATTCTATGGATTTGGATTAATACACATGATTGGCGGATTGAGTAGAACTGCAACAGTCGCTCTCCGCCAATTATTAGATGCAGGAACTTTGTCAAACCTACCTGCTGGTTTTAAACAAAGAGGGGTGCGGGTAAGAGATGAAGCAGCACCAATTCAACCTGGTGAATTTAAAGACGTAGATGCCCCAGGAGGCAGTCTTCGTGATGCTTTCTATCCTCTACCATACAAAGAACCATCAGCGACTCTATTACAATTAATGGGTATTGTGGTTCAAGCAGGACAGAGATTCGCTGCCATATCAGAATTACAAACTGGTGAAGGCACACAAAACGCAGCCGTTGGAACAACGATAGCTCTTCTTGAAAGAGGATCTAAAGTTATGTCAGCTATACACAAAAGATTATACGGCTCTATGAAAAATGAATTTAAATTATTGTCAAGTGTTATCGCAACTTACTTACCACCAGAATATCCATACGATGTTGTTGGTGCTGCAAGAGTAATCAAACAAGCAGACTTTGACGCTAGAGTAGATATATTACCTGTTGCAGACCCTAATATATTTTCAATGTCACAACGAATCACACTAGCACAAACAGAATTACAACTAGCTACATCCAATCCACAAATTCATAATTTATATGCAGCTTACAGAAACATGTATGAAGCTATCGGTGTTAAAAATATAGACCAAGTTTTACCACCACCTGCCCCAGTGCAGCCTATGGATCCAAGTATGGAACACATTATGGCTCTTGCAGGCAAACCTTTCCAAGCTTTTCCTGGTCAAGATCACAGGGCACATATCACAGCACATTTAAATTTCATGTCAACTAACATGGTTAGAAATAATCCAGCTATTATGGCTGCAATACAAAAAAATATTTTAGAGCATATTAGTTTAATGGCACAAGAACAGATACAATTAGAGTTTAGAGAGCAGTTACAACAACTACAAGCACTACAACAACAAGCTCCAATCAATCCAGATGCTGCAAGACAAGCACAAGCTATCACACAAGAGGTAGAAGCAAGAAAATCTGTGTTGATTGCAGAGATGACACAAGACTTTATGATGGAAGAAAAGAAAATTACATCACAATTTGACTCTGATCCACTTCTAAAACTAAAAGCAAGAGAAGTTGACCTTAGAGCAATGGAAAATGAACGTAAAAAACAAGCTGATGAAGACAAAAACGATCTTGCAAGAGCTAAATTAATGCAAGCAAGAGACATTGTTGATGAAAAAATGGATCAAAACGAAAAATTAGCAAAATTAAGAGCTGGAGTTAGCCTTGCAAAGGCCGACAAACCAGGTATAACTGCTATTGAGGTTGAAGAATAATGCCACTGAACAAAAAAGGCCGTAAAATTATGAAATCCATGAAGGAACAATACGGCAAGAAGCGTGGTATAACAGTTTTTTACGCGTCTAAGAACAAAGGCACGATAAAAGGGGTAGAGAAGAGAAAAACAAGGAGTAAAAATGCAAAAACTAGATAAAGGCGTACTAATGGCTTGGTTCAGTTTGGCAAAAATAGCCATGCAAGCTGGCGCAAAGATATATTCTAATCGTCAAAAGACGAAAATGGCTATGTCTGATGCCCAACTTATGCATGCAGAAAAGATGGCTCGGGGTGAGGAAGCTTACCAGGGCAAGCTTCTTGAAGCTAGGCAAACGGATTGGAAAGACGAATTCGTTTTGCTTATATTAAGCGCGCCGATTGTTGTGCTAGCCTGGGCAGTGATATCTGACGACCCAGAGGCAATGGATAAGGTAAAATTATTCTTTGAATACTTTTCAACTCTTCCATCTTGGTTTACGAACCTATGGATACTTGTAGTTGCATCAATTTTTGGTATAAAGGGTACACAAATATTTAGAAACGGAGGAAAAAAATAATGGCGAACAGACTATATAATAAGCAAGTATCTCCAAAGGGATACAAAAATGGTGGAAAAATTCCTCCTCAGCTTAAACCATTCGTTATGGCTAAAAAGAAAAAAGCCAAAATGAAAAAGGACAAGTAATATTATGGGGATCTTTGGAATAGCTAAAAAAGGTTTTGGCATGCTTGGTAGAAAAGCAAAAGTGTCCCCAACAATTACAGGTGTAAAACCTAAATCAAAAATTAAAGGTTCTAAATCTGTAGGTGAGATGAAGACGAAAGCTGGTGTTTCAAGAATGAAGGCAGCTGGGTTTAGTTTAAATCAAACTATAAAAAAGACGGGGGAGAACATAGACAAACTTAATAAGTCTATGGAAAAAAATATTAAGATATTAAGGAGCAAATAATGACTAAACTTTGTCCCAGAGGTAAAGCAGCAGCGAAAAGAAAATTTAAGGTATATCCCTCAGCATATGCTAACGCGTACGCTAGCAAAATCTGTGCAGGTAAAATAAAAGATCCATCTGGAGTAAAAAGAAAAGACTTTAGAGGACCTAAACCAGCTAAAGCTATGGGTGGTAGAATATTTAAAGAATCAGGTGGTCCTGTTATTGGGTCGGTGAAAAGAAATATAAAAGACAATCAAGACAGACTTAAATTTAGAAGAAAAGGCCCAGATAAAACTAAACCAGGTAAAAGACCAAACATAATACAAATGACTCCAGAGCAAAGAGAAAAAAGATTTAACACGCCATTTAGACCAAAAGGAAAACCTGTAATGGCGCCGAAACCACAAGAGATTCCTAGAGCTAAGAGTAAAACAAGAATTAAAAGAATGGGTGGTGGCATGACAATGATGCCTAGAGCGATGTATAAAAAAGGTGGCAAATCTTTCCCAGATCTTTCAGGTGATGGCAAAGTTACAATGAAAGACATTCTAATGGGCAGAGGTGTTATTCAAAGACCAAAGAAAAAAGGTGGCGGTTTAATGGAAGCAACATCTAGATTAAGAGCTCAAGGTTTAAAAAAAGGTGGAATAGCTAGAGGTTGTGGGGCTGTCATGAGCGACAGACGTAAGAAAACAAAAATGTATTAACATGGCCGGTCTAAAAACATGGTTCGATCAAAAATG